CACCTTGTACGTAGTATGCTAGTTTCTCACCAGATGTACCTTCGTATCCGAAGTGAATATCTGTAGTAGCACCTGAATAGTCTCCATCAGGATATGAAAGATTAGATTCGATATTAACATATGGACCAGCAAAGGCTGCACCAGCTAATAGGAATGGAGATGCTGCAACAGCAGCGATTGTTGATTTGATTGACATGTTTTTTATTGTATCTCGCATGGGTACTAAAAAACCCTTGCGGATGATAGCTCCCCCGACATGGGGAACTTTTCAACGCAGGGGTACGATCTTTCGATTCCTTTGTATGATACTATTTAGTATAACATAAACTTATGTAACCGTCAAGCTTTTTTTCAAACGTGAGAATCCTTTGACCTTTTCAAACTCTAAACAGTTGTTGAACTTATCATACAACTCGTTCTTATGACTGATAATAAAGACGTTAGCATCCTTTATAACAAACCGTACAATCTTTAGAAACTCATCTGTACCAAACCCATCTAGTGAGGAATCGAACACCTCATCCATAATTAGTAGGTTAGTAGCAACACTGTTCTTGAGTCTAGCAACTTCTCTCCAAGTGAATAGTAATGATAGATCTATTCTCATCTTCTCTCCTTCTGAGAAGGATGCATAAGAGAACTTCTCGTGAACTGGAGTTTGAATATTTTCATTGAACTCCTCATCTAATGTAAAGTTGATGAAGAAATCCATACGTTGCAGGTAATCATTTACCTGTTGGTTTATAAGAGGCAAGTACTTCCTTATAACACCACTCTTGACACCATCGTCTTTGACTAATGTATTAGCTACTTGGAAGTACTCATACTCTTCTTTTAGTTTATTAAGATCCTCTAGGATCTCCTTGAGTTTGTCTTTGTATTCAGTTAGTTTTACATTTTCAGCAGTTCGGTTCTCATACTTATCGGTAATGTCCTGAATTTCTGATTCCAAATCCTTTCGGAGTTTGTTTGAGTTAGAGATACGAACATTAAGTTGAGAAGTTTCATTCTGTAGGGTAGTAATCTCCTTTTGAAGTTTGAAGAACATAAGTTCTCTTTCCTCTTCCTTGGTAATCGCCTGTTCTATCTCAGACAGATTAGTTTCGTACTTGGAAATAACTTCTTGGAGGTGGTCAATTTTATTTACACGAAATGTCTCTTCTATATTTTGAGTACAGGTAGGACAAACCGTATTCTTATCAAAGAAATTTGACTCTGTGACTGAGGTTTGATACTTAGTCTGGAGTTTAGTTCTAAATGTGTTAAGTTGTTTAATGGTAGCGGTTGATGCAGTATAAGTCTTTATCTCTTCTGATTTGTTATTAGTTCGTAACAATAAATTTTCAATCTTCTTTTGATACTCATCAGTCTCTTGATCACATACAACTATCTTCTCTTGCTTATCTCTAATATCATTCTCACCATCTTGTTCTATGGAACGAATAAATTGTTTCTGCATCATTATCTTATCTGCTACAGATTCTTTCTTTAGTTCAAGAACCTTCAAAGAGTCTTTAGATGCCTTTATGTTTTCTTTTAGGATGTCAGACATAGAAGAGAACACTTTGATGTCTAGAAGATCCTCTATCACTTCTCTACGATGAGGAGCAGATAGTTGCATGAAAGGAACAAAAGAGGCAGACCCAAGAATAACAATTTGAGTGAAGCTCTTATAGTTGAGTTTGAGTATCTGAGTTTCAAGAGTTTTTTGTTGTTCATTTGCCGAACAGTCTTCATTCAGTTTTTTTCCATCTCGATATATTTCAAATATATTTGGTTTGATACCACGTAGTACTTTGTATTCTGTTTTGTTTATAGCAAACTCTATCTCTACCTTACAGTCTTTTTCATTGACAGAATTTACTAGTTGACCTTTATTGATTTTTCTGAAAGGTTTACCAAATAAAGAAAACGTTAACGCATCTAGTATAGTACTTTTACCAGCACCATTCTGACCTACTATAAGAGTATCATTATCCCTATCAAGTTGTATCTCTGTAAAATAATTACCAGATGATAAAAAGTTTTTATATTTTATCTTGTGAAAGTTTATCATCTTTTGGTCGAGGAGGAATTACAATGTCGTCAGATCTTATGATAGTATACTTGGTTCCTGTTCTTTCGCAAGCCCCAATTGCTACTCTATCTTTTACATCCACTACTTCCATAGGTGGATCACCTTGATCTTCCAACATCATAGCATACCTAACAGCATCATCCTTCTGTTCAAATAAAAACACCACCTTCTCTCCGTACTCATTGAGTACAGCATATGCACCATCATCCCTCATTCCTCTTATGGTGATGATGTGAATCATAATACTTCACATGCAGATTGATACACTTCTTTCATCAGACTCTTGATTCTGTTCTTATCCAAATCAGTTTCTAGATCATCAACACTAGCAGATAGTAATGTCATTGTGTCTTCTGTTTGATTATATATTTCACCATCAAAAACCAAGTGATCGGTTTTCTCTATAATTTTTACATCATGCGGATTTGCTTTGAATAAAGAATCCATGAATCTATCATACTCTTTCTCATCACTCTTCTGTCTAACAACAACCTTTACTATCTTATTAGCATACTCATTAAATTTAGTCAGTTGTCTAGGAGTATCGTTATAGTTAATAACTTTATAAAGTGCATTAGGATTGTTTATGGTTTTGAGTTTCAACGTCTCAGTATCCCAAATATGAAATCCTCTCTTATCATTTACATCATTCCAGAACATCTCATACGGATTTCCTAGGTAATATATCTTTCCATTATTAGATCTAGTATGATAATGTCCAGAGAATACTTGCTTGAATTTATTATAACAATCAAAGTCTGCACCATGTTCCATAGTATGACCATGAGTAGCAACAAACCCATTCAATTCTAAATGACCCATTGCTACCTTACACTTAGATTCTTTTATCTTCTTGTATGTTCTCTCTGTGTTTTCTTGATTTATCCAAGGTATGAATAGAATAGGTTGCCCACCTACTTCTAATTCCGTAGCCTCAGAAAGTAAGGTAATATTATCGTACTCTCGTAGTAATAAATTATTGGTATTGATCTCATTCGTATTCTTATAATAGGCGGTATGGTTTCCCACGATGCTGATAAGATCAATGCCGAGGTTTGACAACCTATCGAAATAAGATGTCTTCGCCCAGTCCAAAGAATAGAGATCAACGCCCTTACGATTGTCAAAAGTGTCACCAAGGTCGAGTACAGTTGTGATCCCCAGCTTTTCAATCTTTGGAAAAAAGACTTCATCATAAAACTTTTGAAAATAATCGTGATATAACCTTGACCCCTTCTTGAAACCGAAGTGTTGGTCTGTTATTATGGCAACTTTCATCTGTTGTTGAATCTATATTGTATTGCATCTTTAATTGAATTGTACTCTGATGATTTACCTGCTTCGTCTGCGACGAAAACTTCGTCAAACCCAGATCTTTCTATAATCTTTTGTCTTATCTCTAACTGCTTCTTCTCTTTCTGTATCCTACGTAAGAAAGCATAGTGTATTATCTGAGTGAAATATGCAAAAGGATTCTTTGACTTCTCAGGATTGAAATTGTTTATGTATTGTACACAGTTCTCTATACCATCACATATCATATCATCCTTGAACATATAGTTCACGAAGTTTGGTTTATATGAGAGGTGTGTAGCAATCTTTAGAAAGCACTCCCCTAGGTAGTTTGTTATCCTAGGTTTGGGTTGACCAAGACCTTCAGCGTCTACAATAGATTGTTTGTAAGCAACAATGGCAGCAAGAAACTCCTTGTTATTTACATAGTGTTCGGATCTTTTACGTACCATTATGTCCTAACTTGTATGTGATTATTATAGCACAGCTTGACAAGATATACAATTACCTGTACACTAACAGTGTTGCTGTTCAGGAAACAAGCTTAATCTTTTTTCTTAGTATCTTTAGAAGCATCGTCTCCTCCATATAATTTTTCAATAATATTCCTAGATTTTTCTACAGAATTAATATATCCCATTTCACGGTTTAGATCTGGATGAGTTCTTTTGAAACCATTTCTTACTATTTGATGATACGTATCGAGAACTATTTGATCTTTTATTTCGGATAGTGTAATAACTTTATCAAGATTAAGTATAAAACATTCTTCATCAGTCAATTTCATCCAAGGTTCAAATTTATATCCCATAGGGATATTCGCTCCAGGGGAGCGAACCTCCTCACATATCACAGGATTATCAATCATTATTTTTTGATTGTCTTCTGAATCTATTACCACCTTTGATAGAATTTCTTCTCCACTTACTAATTTTATAGAAGCAAGAAACTCGTCATAAGGTTCAGATTCTGATTTGGATGATGTCATAATTAAATTTTTCCTCGTTGTAGTACTTGATGCGTTCAATAAGATGGTTCAAAGTATAGTTTTGTTTTGACCCTTTCTTAGTATCATCAGCTATATCATAAAGAGTTGCTAAAGACTTACCTTCACCTTTTCTGAGAACCCTTCCAATGGATTGGAGATTTCTGATTCTAGATTTTGAGGGACTGGCGAAGATGATGTTATGCAACCGCTTAATGTTAATGCCAGTACTGAAAGTACCATAAGACGCAACGATAATTGCATTGTTTTCCCTCTCAGTGATTGTCCTTACTTGTTCACGTTCTTCAACATCCACACCACCGTGGACGAAAAAAACTTTACGTGTATTTGTATTTATTAGATCATATAGTACTTGACCATGGGTTTCCACCCTACTGTAGAGTATCAAAGTATTACCTTTTAAATCTAATGCTAGGTTTTTTATAAACTTATTTCTCTTTTCATGAGTTATAATATACTGAACCTCATCCTCATAGATATCAAATTCTTTAGGATTATGTTTTAGTAATAGTATTTTTATGTTTAGTCTTGCTAGGTATCCTGCATCTTGAAGATCTTTAGTATTGATAATTTTATACGAAGGTCCGAATAGTCCTTCTAATACCCACTTATGTGTTTGAGTACCGTCTAACGTACCAGTAAATCCATATCTATACTTAGCATCATCTAGTTTAGTCATGATACTAACTAATGATTTGGACTTGAACTGATGTGCTTCGTCACCTATTACTACACCAAACTTACGAAACCATTTTCTATCTTGCTTGTATATTGATTGCCAAGTTGATATAATAACAGGACAATCACTTAGCATATCCTTACCAGCATATATTCTATGAGCAATGTTTTCGACATCCCAACCATAATCTACAAAATCCTTATACATCTGTTCTACCAGAGAGGTAGTAGGAACAACTATTAGTATCTTTCTACCTTGTTCTTGATGATATCTAGTGACAGCATATATCATCAGAGATTTACCACTACCAGTTGGTGATATTATAAGTCTTCTATTACGTTTCAGGGCATCGTAGACACCTTCTATCTGATACCCTCTGGGTTTATACTTAGATATTGCTGTTACGTAATCCCTAACACCTTCTTCAGATACCTTATCGTTCTCTTCGTATGGCAATCCAAAATACTTAGTGTCTAAAAATTCAAATTTATAATCATACCTCTTACAGAAAGAAGTTACCTTATCAAGTAACCCAACATATATTTCATTCTTTTGTAAATTATATAATCTTATCTTACCATCCCAGTACTTGCTTCTGTACTGTGGCATAAACTTTGCACCAGGTACATCAAAAGTAAATTCATCTTGTAACTCATGCCTTATATGAGGATCGCATTCTATCTGAAGATATACTTCATTCTTCTTTTTTATAACAAGATCAGCCATAGCCTGAGGAGAACCTACGCCATTCAATAGCATTCTTTATTTGATAGGTTCTATTAGAAACTTGTCTTAGTATCTCTTCAAGATACTTGAGCATAGCATCGTAGTATTCTAACTTGAGTTTAGTCTTACTCAATTTTTCATCAGAGTCAAGATACAACTTTAAGTCATCCTTGTCTCTAATTTTATATGGAAATGGTTCTTCTGCATATATGTCTGCAGTAGCCTTCCCAGTGTAATACTTTCTACGATCTAATAGAATAGAAGAATACTGTTGCTCATCACGTTTCCGCATAAGCAGTATCGTATTATATAGGTCGTAATATTTGGCATGTAGTTGTGGTATACGTAAGGATTCGTTATCAAGTTCATCTTGATTCATTACCGAATCTTTACCCCACATGTCTTGTATAGCTTCAATAGTACATGGATTAGATTTCATTGTGGTCTACCCAATATTTTGTCACCAGACCTAACAGTCTCATGACCAGTCACATAGTTTAGGAACGTACCTAGTATATACTTTGCATACCCATTTGTACACTCACTACCTTTATGAAGATAACTCCAAGTGCATGGAAACAATAGTATACTGCCTTTTGATGGTTTGAACTTTTGATCAAACATTGGAAACAAAGTATGACCACCATCAAAATCATCATTCAAATAGCATATAATAGAAAAGAATCTTTTTGCAGAATCTTTATTAGTTACATCAGAATGAAAGTCATGCTGTTGATTACTATCACATAAGTATCTTTTGATTCTTAGATTTTCAAATGCATATTTTTCAGGCCACTGTGTATGATGCATATCTACATCTATCTTATACTGTGATAGTGTAGATTGTATACCTTTTATTACTAACTTGAATGGTTCCTTGAATTCTTTATGCTGCATGATGTCAAGTCTTTGACAATCACATGCACCACAAGTTTTTACACCCTTATCAGTATAACATAGACTTAATTTTTTTAGAAGATCTGACTGTTCTTTCCAAAGTCTTTCGTATGTGTCCACCAACGTGTCACATAGTTTACTGTCAAAGACATTCTTATATTCTCTGACGTAAAGTGATTCTCCTTTATACTTCTTTTCCATCAATGTCAATCACATCAAACATAGTATACTTGAAAGTTGCAGCAGCTGTGTAAAATTCTTGACTTTCCTTAGTATTATCAAAAGGTATTCCACTCAAAGAAACTGGGAATAAATCTCTAAACTTTACCTTTACTGTAGGATTGAAAGAATTGCTTAGTATCAACAGTGTTCCGTCTGACCTATCAGTAGCAGGATCACCAACGTCTGCTGCTGTTCCTATAGTTTCTAATTCTGGTAAAAGTCTTTCTTTATCACCTAGTCTAGAATACTGTGCCATCTCTTCTGGATATCCTAATGAAGTCATCCAACGATAAAGTTGCAAGTAATTCTCCATGTTCTCATCGACCATGAATGCAATACGCAAATCATCGTATGCCAACTTATCACCAGGAACAGGAATGTTTCTTAGGTAGGTTGGTTGTACAGCATGACCTAAAGTAATCTCTGGTAAGTTAGCACTATTGCAATAAAAATCTACCTTAGGACAACGTTCTAAGGCAAACTTAAATCCTACAACAGAAAGAAAGTTACGGTTAGTAACTTCCTTCCACTTACTTGGGTGCAACGACTTTCGTGTTGGCATTACATGATTACTTTTTTATATTTATGCCCAATACTCATCAAGAGTATCCATTGCTTTGTTCATATATTTTTTAGCACCGTTGCACTCCCATTCTCCCATCTCACCAATCTCACATTTATAATCCAATTCTCTTTTTAGTTGAAATAACTTATTTGTCATATCAACCTTTGAAAGTCTGCCGTTCATTGTTCCTAAGGTTACCTTCGTATAGTAGTTAGGTAAGAAAGTACCTGTTCTCGTACTTCCATCAGCTCATGGTAACATTTCTGGTTGTGAGCACAGTTCCTAAGTCTAGGATCTGGCTTATGAACGCTCTCAGTAAAAATAGTAAGAGCGTCGTTCCATTTTTGATCTTTATCACTCATTAGTCTAAGAAGTTCTAATGCAAGTGTACCCATATTGCTTTGTTATCTTGTTGTAATGTCCTCTTGACATCCAGTTGACACTATATTGTTCCTTGATATTTTTAGGACAAGAAGGACGCAGCTTATCTGCTTCAAGTTCCTCTTTAGATACTGCCTTGAAAAAAGAATCACCTACTTTGAAAGATGGATCGATCCAAGGGTATCTGCAATTAGAACCTGCTCTCTTGAATAGAGGAACACATTGGTCTCTCTCTTCGACTGTCATTCGATGCCAACCCTTTGAACTTTCAGTTTCCAAAGCCTCGTGAATTGTGTGAAACATTGTCATAAAGTAATCGTGTAAAGTATGTAGAAATTATAGCACAAAAAAAGACCCCTGTGAAGGGGTCTTTGAAAGAGAAATGTAATCGAATTACATAAGGTTGGTAACCTTGACTCTTCTATAATATCTGTTGCTATTAGCAGTGATACGTCCAAGTCCCTGAGTTGTACCTTCAGCGAATGGGTTGGCAACCATACCATATCTGGTTTTGAAGCCAATTTTTGGTTGGAATGTATCCTGACCAACCGCACGAACCATCTGTAGAGGAACGTAAGGGCAGTAGAATATTCCAGCGTCATAAGGAGAAGAACCCTTATAACCCATAACGTAATACTGGTTAGCGTCTAGGTTAGCAGCGAATGGATCGATGTATACCTTATAACGACCATTCAATGTACCAGCGAATGTATTACCTGTGTCATCAACGTTCAAGTTGCTGTTGAGTGCAGGTGTATAATCTAGTTGTCCAGCAGCAGTAAGTGCAGAAGCAACGTCAGCAGAGCAAAGGATGATGTTACCCTTTCCACGACGAGTTCTTTGTGCGATAGCGTTAGCATCACGCTCTAGTTGGAAGATCATACCTTTGAACTTCTCAACCATCCAACGACCATTACTGTCGGTGTCTAAGTCAAACGCACCTGTTGTAGCAGTGTTTGTTTGAGCACCTGGTTCAGCAACTTTGTAGATTGTACGAACGATCTCTCTGTTGATTTCCGCAAGGATCTCAGTAGAAAGAATGTTTGCTAACTCAGCTTCTGCGTCTAGACCATGAATTGCCTTCAAGTCTTGAGCAAGTTCTAGTGAGTACTCAGCTTTCAACGCACGAGACTTAGCAGTAACGCTAACTTTCTCGATGGAGAATGCCATCTCACGGAAGTCGTTAGAAGTTGTGTTATCTCCTAACTTTTCAAGATCTTGTGTCTTGAAACCTTGTCCAACACCGTAAGCATTGTCAGAACCACCGTTCAAGATTGATGGGTTAGTACCACCTTGAGCAGTTGTACCAAAACCAACGTCTGTACCACCGTCAGTAGCCCCTGTGTAATCACCCTGAGTGAGTGATGCAGCAGAGTTCTGAGCAGAGAACGCTGAATCTGGTTCGTTGAATAATGCTTCCGTTCCGTTCTGGTTGTCGTACTTAGATCTCATTGCGAAGATCAAACCAGTAGGTCCGTTCATTGGCTGAACACCTGCTAGGTCATAAGCGACCAAGTTAGGCATTGCACGACGGATAAGGCTGATCAACACAGGGTCGAAACCAGCAACGGGACCACCTGTAGCAGCAGAACCAGAGAAACCTGGGTTACCTGTGCCTGAAGGGTCTGTGTTTACTGTAGGAGGTGCTTCTGATAAGAATGCTCTCTCCTCTCTTAAAAATCTTTCTTGGTTTTCTAGAAGTTGTGCGGTAACTGCTTTCCTATGGTTGTCCTTGATATTATCAAGTCCTTCTGCCTCTAGGAGAGGAGCCCACTTCTTCTGGAGTTGTCCAGAGTTAAACATGTGAGTTTACCTTGTAAAGTGAAAAGGTTGAAGTTAATTTATTGGAACTTATGAAGTGCCTGAAGATACTGATCCATTGCTGGACTTACGTCTTCGTTGATAGAAGTCTCTTCAGTGACTTCTTGGGACTCAGATACAGGCTTCTTAGCAAAGTAAGATTCCTTCAGAGTATTGAGTTTTTCCCTGTATTGTTCTTCACTCTCAAACTCAACACCTTTAGCTAGTTCAGCAAGCTTCTCCTTTTGGGATAATGCTAGACCTGCACTTGCTTCGTCAAGGATGTTGTCTGATACAGACACAGATAGTCGCTTGGTCAAAGCCACATTACTATCAATCTGCTCATTTAGTTTATTCTCCATTTCATCTAGTTTAGTGACCATCGCCTCTAAGACATCATATTTTTCTTCAGGGATTGAAACATAATGTTCTTCAAAAAGACCTTTGAGGCCAGTCATAAAGGACTCAGAGAGTTCCCCTCTGATTCCCGACTCTACCTGAAGAGCATTCTCTTCAATCCACTCAGTCGCAACATAGTGGAGGTAGTTGTCTACTCGCTCTTGAAGCTTAGTCTTAAACTCAGAAACTTCTTCTTCAAGTTTCTTAGAGAATTCAGCTTCAAGGGATTCTTTTACGCTAACAATCTTAGACTTTACAGTCGCTTCAAAGATTGTACGTGCTTTTTCTTGGAATGTGTCAGATAGTTCTTCGCCTTCAAACAATGCTTTCACATCATCAGTAAGGTCGATATCAATCTCTTGAACTTCTGCTACGGTCTCGGTAGTCTCTTCAGCAGGTGCTTCTACTTCTTCGTTAGCACCTTTACCGTAACCACTGGACTTTAGTCCAACGGCTCCGAGAGGACCATCTTGTTGAACTGTACCTGCAGTCCCTTTAGTTTGTACATCGCCAGTCTGAGCAAATGCAGCATTAGGTGTTTTCAACTTAGCTGAGTTGTCAGTTGACTTGTAGTTCGTAGGTGTAGGTCCACCTAGATCTTCGATGGGTGCGTTATCGGGTACATAATTTGGAGTGGTTGCTTTAGGCTCCGCAGGTTTAGCACCTTTGGTTACCTGGTTCTCCATTTCATGTAGTTCGCTATTAGATGCGGTCATTTTTACCAGTCCGTTATTCCTGAGAATTTCTTTTATTATTTATAGAATTATAGATCCCGTAAGAACTTAGAGAACAAAGCAAGCTTATGCTCTTCAAGTTTTTTCTGATCTACGAGGGTATTTATTGTCTTTTTGACTTGCTCTATTTGCTTTTCACGCAGAACAGAACCTTCCCATACCCACTCTTTACCTTCCATAACACCATCTACAAAAGCATCTGGTGCAGAGGGATCTGCTACTATATCAGCAGCAGTTGCTAACATAAAGTCTTCTCCAACATAAGAGACACCTTCATGTTGACTAATAGATCCCATACCCCTAGATGAAACACCTAGTTTTACACCATCAGCAAGAAGCGATTCTGCTATCTTACCCATAGGTGTTGAAAGGATCTGTGCTTTACCCATAAAATTATTACCCTCTTGTGTAAGAGAGACAATCTTATGTGACACACGGTCTAAGTTGATCTGTGGACCATCGGGGTGACCCAACTCTCCAAGAGCACGACCTTTAGATACAAACTCATCACTATATCTCTTGACTTCTTTTACCATAGTCTGAATAGGATAGCAACGCTTATTGCGATTGACTACCTCAGCCTGTAAAAATGGTCCTGAAATATACAGAGTCTTCTTGCCGTCCTTTTCCTCGGTAAGAATATCAACTGATTCAATTTCTTCTGAAATTAACTTCATCCTACTCCTACCTCGTTTAAGTGCAATGTGCATCCTGATGCTGTCTCAGGTGCTAGTCTAAAGATCACCGACTTAGATAATGTTGCAGTGCCAGTGAAATCTGCTAGTGCAGAACTGTTGGCATTGACTGTAATAGTTTGCTTATAATCATTCCACTGTTGTGGTGCTGACTTAGCAGTAACTTCTACATGAGCAATAAGTGTATTCCATGCACCTACTGCTGCTCCTGTCAATGTAACATAA